ATATATGTCTTAAAATTGAACATATTGATAATTTGAAAGAAAGGAGGATCCAATATTGGGGCTCAAGATTACAAATTATCTTAAGAATTTAGGTAAGTCAGTTAAATATGCTGCTACCGAAGATTTTAAAAATAAATATGAAAATCTATATGAGACTGTAGCTGCTCCTAGTGGTGTAGCTAGAGATACAGTAAAAGCTATAGTTAATTATAAACAAACTATAAGACAAGCACAAGATTATCTTCGTAAATCTACAATTTACGATGTATCTAATACAGCTTTTAAGAATGCTAAAGCCGATCTAAAGTCCGGTAAGTTCTATAATATGGATCGTGCCAATAAAGCTTTTGGTCTTGATGATGATTTTGACTGGAATTTTGATGGCGATGATGATGATTTTGAATCGAGCGGTTCTAAGTCTTCCAATATGACATTTGGAGAGAAAGCTATTACTTCCTCTATAGATGCTTCATCTAGAGCAAGTGCAACTCAAATCTCCAACTCAGTATTTGATGCAGCAAAATATCAAGCTGATGTTGCTAAGCAAAATACTTCGTTCATGTTTGTACAACAAGAGCGGTTATTTGGTAATCTCAATAATAGTATCACTAGTCTTCATGGTACTCTTGGGGATATGCAAAACTTCTTAACAGGGCCTTTGCATGCTCATATTAATAACTCAACTAAGTTCTATGAAGAATCTACTAAATACCAACGTGAAAATAATGCCATTCTGAAAGAGCTCTTGGATATGGAACGTATACGTTTCAAAGAAGAAGATGAAGACAGAAAGGCTAATAAACGTAGACTTGACCGTAAACTTCGCACTGATATAACTGATATTGTTAGTAGTGGGGTAATGGACTGGTCTTCTTACTTTAAACAAGTAGGAAAGAATATTGCTAACCAGGGTGATGAGCTTGCTCTTGGAATGATTAGTAAAGAGATGATGATGACCTTTGCTATGAATCCATTAGAAATGATCCCATCAATGCTTGTATCTCAAATGATGGGTAAACCATTAGAGAAAGCAATCAAAAGCTTTAATAAAACTTTAGGAAGCGTTTTCAATCAAGTTAATGCAGACTTAAAGAAATCTGGTAAAGACTCAAATAGTCCATTTGCTAGTCTATTAGCTGACATTTTTGGTGTTGATATTGCTAGTAAGAGTAAGATAGATACTTCTGCTTATAATAAAGGTAGAGTTCCATTTGATGGTATTACTAGAAAAGCTATTATAGAAACTATCCCTGGTCATTTGGCTCGTATCGAAGCCCTATTAGGCGGAGAAGAGAGATCATATGACTATAAGGCTGGTAAATTTGTTTCTCGTAAAGAAATCAATAAGATTCATGAGGATACAAATAAAACCTATAGAAATATAGGCACCTCTGACTATAAGAATAAGTTAAACAATAACGTAGATTCTTTAGCTAAATCCTTAGGATTGAGTAGATCTGAAATAAAACGTATAAAAGAAGATATAGTAGAACGTGCAGTTCAATATGCTTGGGAAAATGATGGATCCATGGACGGATTCAGTGAAATTTTCTATGGTAATGATGCTAAGTTTGCTAGAGCTTTAGTTAAACGCACAGATAAACGGGGATTGGCTTCTGATGTTGCTTACAGTAAACGTCGTGAGGCAGAGGAATATAATGAGCTTTCTAAAGATGGTACCTCTATTCTATTACAGAAATTCAATGGCTCTAATAAATCTATAATACACAATAACAGTGCCAATATGCAAACTGCATTTGGTAAAAATGGTGTATTCCAAAATATGCTTACTGAATTATACTTAATCCGTACAGGCGGAATTCGTAATAAAGGTAAGCAAATTAGTAAGGGACAGCTTCCTGATTATATTGACTTCAATTCTATTAGAGATGTAACTGTAGTTAAAGAAAAGAAACAGGTTGCACAAGCTGTCGCTGATTCTAAAAAAGAATCTGGAAGAACTTTAGATGACTTTGATGAAAGTGCACTAGATAGTTTAGCAACTACTAGTAGTCCAAATGGCAAATTTGATAGTGTTACTGGAGCAAAAGGTCTTAAAGGTAAAGCTAAAGCATTTAAAGCTAATTGGAGTGATATTTGGAGAAATCCAAGATTATTCTTGGCTGAAAGTGTAGCTGCTGTTGATAGAAGTGTTTATAGTTTCTTCTTTGACCATGATAATGGTGAAAAAGACTCTGAAGGTAGACCTATAACTGGGTTCTATGATAAGATGGCTTTTGAACTCAAGAATACATTTACTCAATTTAGGGACTGGATGAAAACTAACGTCTATGAACCTATGAAAGCTTTGGGCAGAAATGCTTGGGGTAAAGTTAAAGATTTCGGAACTAATTATGCCGGTGAATGGCTTAAGAGTGGTAAACGTGCATTTATGAGTGCAGGTGGATCTACACTTAGTCATATTATCAAATCCTTTGCAGATGGATCATTAGCTGTACCAGAAACTGGCTTAACAACTATCTCTAAAGGTGAATTGATTATTCCAGCTGATCAAAATCCATTTAATCCAGATAGATTGAATTCTAGTCGAGCTAAAGCTAGAGCAGATGAGCGAAGCTTAAAAGCTAAACTATTCAGCTCTATTATGTCTCATGCTGATGGTGGTAATAGTTTAGATGATATAGCTGCAGCTTATCGTAGAACTACTAATGCTGCTAATAGATCTAAAGTTGGAAATGCTGTATATAATACACTTCCACCTCAAGTTCAAAAATTCCTCGACTCTGATGATAAAACTGGAGTTGTAGCTGGATTATTGAACTACGCTATTTCTTCTCTTGGTGGTAAAGTTGATGGTATAAATTCTAAAGAGTTAGCAGAAACTGCTAAGGGTGCAACAAGTCAAGCATTTAATACTGGACTTGATAAACTTAAAGAATACTCTAAAGGATTGAATCCTGATACTGCTAAATCTTTAAATAATGATATTGAAAAATTAAGAAAAGATTCCTCTGGTATTGCTGGTCGTACTGTATTTGGTGGTGCTACTGGTTTAATTACAGGAGGCATGTTATTCGGACCTACTGGTATATTAGCAGGTGCTGCTTTAGGTAGTGCTGCTAATCTTATTAGAGAATCTGATACTGCTAAGAATTTCTTATTCGGTAAAGAATTAGAAGATGGATCTAGAGCTGGCGGTTTAATTTCTCGTAAACAACAAGCTTTAGTTAAGAAATATTATCCTTCTCTTATGAAGGGTACTGTTGCATCTTTCCTTCCTAGTTTATTATTAGGCTTTGGTCCTGTCGGTGCTTTAGCAATGGGTGGAGCATTCTCCCTTGCTCAAAACAATAGATGGGCTAATGAAAAGATATTTGGTAGAAAATACTACGATAAAGATGGTAAAGAAATCGGACGTCGTGGTGGACTATTTGATCCTAAAGTTCAAGCTTATATTAAGAAATCTATGCCTAAAATTGGCGGCTTCTCTGCTGCTACAGTTTTATTAGATCCTACTGGTATGGGCTTAGTTGGAAACCTTGCTCTTGGCGCTGGTTTAGGAATGCTTTCCTCTAGTGAAACTTTCCAAAACTTAATCTTAGGTAAGAAAGGTGAAGATGGTAAACGTAAAGGTGGCGTAGCTGGTGCTATTAAATCTGGAGTTATTCATCCATTAAAATCCTTCGGTAGAACTTTAAAAGATGACTTCTTTGGATTTATGAATGAAAATTTATTCTCTCCATTGAAGATGTCTGCTAAAATATTTGGCCAAAGTTTAATTAATAGTGGTAGGTCTATGAAGTATACTATTTCTAATACATTAGAACGTATACTAGGTGGACCTTTCAGTATGATGCTAGGTAAACGCTTTGCTGATTATATTCTTAAACCTTTTGGTAATAAAATCGCTGGATTTACTAACTTCGTTGGAGGTATTGGTAAATTTGTTGGCGGTGGATTTATTAGAGGTATCGGCAGTGGTATAAATAAACTTAATAATCGTGCTAATAGATCTATGATTATGCAAGGTAGAGCAGGTCACTTAAGTGCAGCTCAACGTCTTGAAATTATGGGCGATGAAAATTATGCATTTAGAGATCGTGATGAAATGCTCAAGAATGCAAGCTTTAAAGATCTATCACAATTAGAAGAAAGCTTATCTGTATTCCAAAGTCAATTTAGTATTGGTGGTGGAGATACTAGAAAAGCAGTTAAAGGCTTAGAAGATGCTATTAAGGATAAATTATCTGTAAGTCAAGTAAGACAAATTACTAAATTTGCAGTTGCTAATGACACTCGTGGAGCAATGAGCTATATTGAAGGATTAGACTATGATAATTCTACTAAGACTAAATTAGTTCAAGCTTTCAATAAAGAACTTCCACGTATTCAAAGTGCATTAGGTAAGAAGAAATATACTTCTAAAGAATTAGCTAAAGCTAAAGCTCATCTTGCTAAATATAATATAGATCCTACAGATAGACATTCTTTAGGATTTGCATTATCTCAAGTTAAAGGTGAACGTGATAGAGCCGAAGTTGCAGAAATGCTAACTAAAGGTAATGCTGCTAAATTTAGTTCTCAAGAAGCTGCTGCTACTGCAGAAGGCTTAACTAAGACTAATGATATTCTTATCCAAATCCGTGATAATTTAATTAAAGCTAATGGTGGAGAAATCCCTAAGGATGAAAAAGCCAAAACTATAATTAGAGGATTTAAAGGTAAATCAACACGCTGGACTGATTCTAATGGTGTTACTCACTATAGATCCACTGATGGAAGTGATAATGAGGAAGACAATGAATCTAGATCAGATCGTAAACGTGATGAATCTAATAAGGATAAGAAACAAGAAGGATTCTTTAGTAAAATCTTCAGTAAACTTGGAATCGGTAAAAAAGATGACAAGAAAGATGTAGATCGTAGTTCTAAAGGATTACTTGGTAAAGTTGCAGATGGTCTATTTAGTAATATAGGGACTATTGCATCTATGGGTGCTGGTTTAGCTATATTAGGACCTATGCTTCCTGCTATTAGTAAAGCGGTAGGTGATTTATTACCTTCTATTGGAAAAATGATGACTGACACAGTTTTGCCTGCACTCGGAGATCTTCTCTGGGGTGGTTTAAAATCTGGTGCTGGTAGTATTATTGATTATATTATGGGTAATAAAACAGTAGTAGATGAAAATGGTAATAGAACTACAGTTGATGATCCTGAAGCTAGTGGCAATTTATTAACACGAGCTGGTACTGGATTAGCTGCTGGTTATATTGCCACTAAATTAATTCCTGGTGGTAGCCTAATCCGTGGTGGTGCAAAATTAGCTGCTAAAGGTGTAGGCAAAGGAGTTAAGACTGTTTGGAATGCTATAAACGGCACTGAAAAAGTTGCAGCTGGTGCTAAAGCCGCTGGTTCTTATTTAAAAGGAGCTAGAGGTAAGAAAGTAGCAGATGCAGCTAAGAATGCTGAAAAGACCTTATCTAAAACTAAGATGTTAGAAAAAGCATCTTCTAGTAATAAAGGTATAATTGAGTCTATTTCTAAGAAAATGAAATCTGGATTCGATTCTTTGAAGAGTGTACATGAAGCTGGCTTAAAATCCTTATCTGGTGCAGCTCATGGTGCTAGTGAAAAGATGGGTAAAGGTTTCCAATTCCTTAAGAAATTAGTAGCTGGAGGTTTAGAATCTATAGCTGAACACGTTCCTATCCTTAAGGGTAAGAGTGCTGGTACTATGGCTAAGGTTGCTGAATCTATTCTAAATGGTATTAAACGATCCCCTAAAGCATTAGCTAAGATTGGTGCTAAAGTTGCTGCCGCTGCAGGGTTAACTGCCGCTACAGCTGGTTTAGGTGCTATTGCTATTGCTGTATGGACAGGTGTTGATTTAGCCGCTTCCGTTGCAAATGGTAGAACTAGATGGTATAATATTGCTGGTGTATTAGCTGACGAAGAAGTCGATGATGACGTTAAATGGTTAGCTGCACTTTGTAATGGTATCGATAGTCTATTATTTGACGTTCTGGGTGGACAATTCTACTTTGATTTATTATGTGGATTATTTGATATTGATCTAAGTCAACAAAAAGCGAGAGCTATTTCTGAAATAGATAAATACAATCAATCTCAAGATAAACCATCTGGTGCTCCTAGTTCTGTATCTTCTGTAGAAGAATATAATGAAAAAGTTCTTGGTAAATCATTCGGTCAATCTGTAAAAGATTTCTTCTTTGGTAAATCTGGTAAAGGAAAAAATGCCGATCCAACAAAGAAAGATGGTAATAATGATTCTAAGAATGGCCCTAGTTTATGGGATAGTGCTAAAAATAAAATTTCTAGTATGATGAATAGTGCTAAGAATTTTGTTAGCAATAACTATGAATGGGCTAAGAAAACAGCATCTAATGCTATTAATAGTGCAGAGGACTATTTAGGTACAAGTGAAATTGGTGGACGTATTTATAAAGCCGTTAAAGGTAAGGATTATACACCTAATAATCCTAACTATGGTAAAGGTAAATACTTCAAACAAACTGATCCTAAATATGCTGGTGTAAAATTTAATCAATATGGAGATAGCATAACTCAAACTATTGGAGATTCTGGCTGTGGACCAGTTGCTGGAGCTAACGCTCTCAGAGCGCTTGGTGCAGGGTCAATTAATCCAGTAGAAGCTTCTCAATTTGCATTAAATAATGGATTCAAGGGTAAAGACACAGGTGTTGCTCCTTCATTCTTCAATAGCTATGCTGCATCTCATGGTGCTACTTCGTATCAAACTGATGCTGCTGGTACTATTAAGAGTTTGATGAATGGTAATCCTGTAGTATTACAAGGTGAATCTACAACTGGTTCTACTTCTAGTACACATCCATTTGGTGGTTATCCTCACTATGTAACTGCAACTGGATATGATCCAAGAAGTGGTAAAGTTACAATTCAAGATCCTGAATCAAATTCCAATAATACTAAATATAATTTAATGAGTGTATTGAAAAATACAATCTCTGCAAATGCGTTTGGTAGAGGTAAAGGTCCAAGATTAGGACGTGGCAATAACGCTCAGCAAATCTGGACTTGGTTGATTAATAAAGGATTTAGTACTCAAGCTGCATCCGCTATCATGGGTTCAATGCAACAAGAATCTAGCTTCAATCCAGAAGCAAGCCAAGGTGGCGGTGGTATTCAAGCTTCTATTGCTGGTGGTGAAGGTGGTAATGGTTATGGCCTATGTCAATGGACTGGTAGCCGTACTCAAGCATTATTAGACTTTGCTGGAGATAGAGCTAATACTGTAGAAGGACAATTAGAATTTATGGTTAGTGAAATGAGTGCTAGAGGTACATTAGATGCATTTAAAAATGCTTCTACTTTAGATCAAGCACTAGCTGTAATGAAAGATTATGAAGGATATGGTGATGTCGGTAGCCGTGAAGAATATGCTAGAGCTATATTCCAAAGCAATGGTAATAACTTAGCTTCTATCATGACAACTCAAGGTGGTAATGGCGGAGCCAAACCTTCAATCTTCGGTTCTTTATTTAAGCAATTTGATAATATTAGAAATAGCTATGGTGGAATGATCGATAATATGATTATGGGTAATCCATTCATGAAAAATGCTATGTCTATGCTAGGTTTAGATGGTGGTAACAGTAGTGGATCATCTGGCGGCCCTGTCGGCAATGGTGATCTATCTAAAGCATCTAAATGGGCACAATCTATGGTTGGTCAAGAAGGGTTTGGTAATAATGGATGTACTACATTCGTTAACAAATATCTTGAACAAGCTGGAGAAAATCAAATTAACTATTACGTTCCTACAGCTGAGACTGATGCTCAT